TTATGTATTAGTTCCTTTTCCTTTGCTCCTTGTATTTTTTTTACAGGATGATAGTCTTCTCTACAAACATTGCTGCAAAATACTTGTTGGTCTCTTCTTGTTTTAAATTTCTTGCCACAATGTTTACAAGTTCTAGTTATCTTCCCATCTCCTATGTAGTTGACTTCCCATATTCCTTTGTAAGCTGTTTTTTGTTTTAACATTGCTACTACGTTTGAATTTCTTATTTTATCTCCATATATCCCTTTAAAGTAGTCTGTTGCCTCCTTTTGTGTTGCAAATTCTACCACTTCTCCAGTTTTTACGTTTGTTGCTTTAATTAGATTCATATTATTCTCCCCTTCTCTTTACTTCTTTGTGTTCTAGTTCCCTTAAATAAGCAGCCAATTCCTGAGGTGATAATTTATATTCTTTTAATGTATTATTTTTGTAATTGCCTTTTAGTTCTATCTCTCCAAACGGTAGAGAATACACGCCACCTTTGTTTTTTCTTGGCTTAACTCTTTTCGTTGTTTTCCCCTTTTTTCTGTTTTGTAGGTACTCTTTCTTTATGCACCCACAAGATTTTGTTATCCCATGCTTTAAGTTGCCCTCGCTTACCGTTACTACATTTCCGCATTCACACTGGCATTTCCAGTATCTTCTTCTACTTTTCACATAATCCAATTCCAATACTGTCAATCTTGCGAATTTTTCCCCTACTAAGCTTGGTCTTGGTGGTTTTACAAGTTTCATTTCTTGTACATATTTTTTTACAGTTCCGTCAGCTCTGCCTATTTCGTTTGCTATTCGTAGGATACTATAACCTTTTTCGTACAATTCTTTTATCTTACATTTTTCTAAATCTGTTATTGGTTTATTTGCCATGATTATCCCCCTTTCTAGAGGCTTGTTTAAGCCCCTGTAGTTACTTCATAGTTTTTATATGCTCCAATAAACGTCCTTGAACTTCTGCAATGGTTTTTATTTCCTCATCAGTGCTATTTTTCTTGCATTTTTCTAGTTCTGAAACAATTAGTAATTCTATTTCCTTTGGTGTTTTGCCATAAAATCCTAACTCTTTTATAAGTTTTATGGTTTTTTCGTTGTAATTTTTATACAGTTCCATCTCCGTGCCCCCTATTTATTTCCTATAGGATAATACATTAATTCCTTTCCGCAGAACAGATAATATCTAGACCCTTTATCTCCATCTCGATTCTTATCCAGAATTACTTCAACTAATGTATAACCTTTTTCTTTTTTATCCCTCATGCTTTCGATAAATTCTTCTAGTCTAGTGCCTTCATTAAAACCTGTTCTTTTCCATGCTTGTTCTAATTCCTTCTCTTCTGTAACTTCATGTATGTAAACCACTTGATTGCTATCTTGGTATATTGCCCTTGATTCTCTACAATAAGTTTCACCATGTGGTCTATAATTTCCAGTACCTTTATCCGCTAGTTGTGTTAGCTGTATCACTATCATGTTGTAATCTAATGTTATATTCTTTAATTCCCTCGACAATTCTGCTACTTGTCGTTCTCTAGGGACCTTTGTATCTGTTGGAGTTAATAGTTGTACATAATCTACTATAAGTACGTCCGGCTTATATGTCCTTAGCGCCTTTTTAATCTGCGCTATCGTGCTTATCGAGTCATCTATCCTTAAATTATCTGTGTTAAGGTTCTCCATAGCCTCTATCACTCTCTTGGTCTTGCTTGATGATAACTCTCCACTACGATATTCTTGTCTTGTTATCCCTGCATAACTCAGTAAGATTCTTTCAGCTACTTGCTCTTTGCTCATCTCTCTGCTAACTATTAGGACTTTTTTGTCCTGTTTAAGCATGTTGATAGCCATTCTTAAGCTCATAGCGCTTTTCCCAACTCCACTTTTAGCTCCTATAGTAAGTAATTCTTTTTTAGCTAATCCGCCTTCTGTTAGCTTGTCCACTATTTTTATTCCAGTTAATACACGTTCTATCTTTTCCCCTAACTTGTCAAACATATTTGCTATTATAGAACTCAATGCATTATCTTCATCTACTTCTTTATTTGCCTTTGTTCCAGTTTCAAAAATGTTAATGCAAGTATTTATATTTCTACCTGTTTGAATCCCTTCTATAAGGCTTTTAGCAAGTTCTACTGTATCTCTTTTTTGTTTCATTTCTTTTAGTTCACCAATATAAAACTCTATATTACTTGCTGTTGCAGCATATTGGTTTAAATTCGTTATATACATCATTTCAACTGTATTATCTATTTGTTCTATCTTATTTACTAAACTTATTAGATCAATCGGTGATTTTTCTTTATCCAGTAGCTTCATTGCTTTATAAATAACTTTATTATATTCGAAATAAAAAGTTTCTTCTGATAAATCCTGTATTACTTCAAATAAGTTAGGTTCTAACAATACCCTCCCGAGAACTATTCTTTCATATTCTAAATTGTATAAATAATTGTTCATAAATCCTCCTATTCCCCAGGTCCATTTATCAAGTCTAGCAAGTCTAATGATGATTCGATTTTTGTAGTTGGTTGAACTGATTCACTTGGTTGGTAGTTTTCATCTAAATAATCTATATAAGCTCCATTAAAAAATGTGCTTCCATGTTTTATATATTGCTTGTCTGTATTTTCTTTTTCTTTAGCATATCTTTTTACTGCTCTTTCTAATTCTTCTGCTGTTATCTTTTCTTTTGTAAGTATTCTTTTAATGTACTTATAGGCTTTAGCTTTATCTTTCTTATTAGGATATAATTTCCATATATTATCTATAACATCTAAAGAAATAACAGTATCAGTGGTATTTATACTGTTACTATTTATACTGTTACTATTTATACTGTTACTATTTATACTGTTACTATTAGTGTCTTTGTTTTCGAGGTCTCGAATTTCGGTGTCTCGAGCTTCGGTGTCTCGAAATTGAAGACATCGAAGAATTTCTTGTCTATCTCTTTCATCCATTACGATTTCATATATATTTTTTGATTTTAAATTTCCGTTTTGAGTATTGGTTACCTTGATATATCCTGATTCCTTTAGCAGATCTAGATATTTTGTAAATCTGTTTTTGCCTATATTCAGCTCTTTACACATTAAATCCCTACTTGGGTAACAAGTATATTTATTGCCTGCAAATGCAACTAGATAAGCATATATGGCCTTAGCTTCTATAGGTAATTTCTTATCTCTCATAACTAACTTAGGTAATATCCCATAACCTTCACTCAAAAAGTTATTCTTACAATATCTAATTTCATTTTTACCTTCATCCATTCTGCTCGCCCCCTTTTGTAAAAGTTTTAAAAGATTATGTTAAAGTTAACTCGGAGAAAGGGGAATAAACTCCTTTCTTTTTTATTGCTCCCCAACCTAGCTACATATCCATTACTTGCTGTCCTTCTATTTGTCCGTTATCTTCTTCTATAGGTTCTTCTGTATAATCTACATCTTGTGCTGGTTCATAGTTTGTTAGTAGTTGTAATAGCTCGTCCACTTCTTCGAATTTTAAGTCTTTTAGGTCATACCCGTTACTGCTGCAGAAGTATTCTAATTCTTTTGTGTTTTTAGCATCTTCGTGACTATATAATCCTTTTACTTCTGCCATTGCTAATAACTTTCTCTTTTGCTCACTTGTTGCTTTACCTATTACTACTTCTTTAGTAGGTAATTTATCAGGTACACTTTGTATTTCTGCGCTATCATACATACCTTGAAAATCTGTTGGAAATGCCTCTCTTAAGGCTGATACCATAGCACATTTTCTTATCATAACTCCAGGCATTTGTTTCCATGTAGCTTGTCCTTTTGAATATTCTTCAAAAGCTACTGTAGACTTGATAGGCATCTTTCTATCTTTTCTATATACTTCACACCAGCCACCAACTATTATGTCTTTTTTTAGTTTTGCAGTTCCTTCTATTTCTATCATTTCGTTATTTCTTTCTACTAATATTCCTGCTCTCATTCCCTCGAATTGCGGATGTTGGTCTGCTCTTTTAACAAACACATCTTTCCCAACTATTATGTTAGCTGGTTGACTTCCGAATTTAATTATATAAGCATCGTTTTGCAATGGATTTAAATGTCTTGATTTGCATAACTCCAAGAAAAATAAAACTTCTTGATCTGTTACATTCCCATTTCCTCTTACTAAATAATTTCTAACTGTATCAGCATTTAAAACTTGTCCACCTTCTAATGTAAAACTAGCTAATGCTAATGCATTATCATTTGCTTGTACTGCTTTAGTCATGTTATTCACCTTCCTTTTCTAATTCTTCTATATTAAGTCGTAAAGCATATAATAAACTGCTTTCATAACTGTCATGTTTTACTTGTCCTATTTTTTCATATGTTTTTATGTAATGTCTTTTAAAATCTCCTATTGTCATGTTTTTTCTGTTATTTAAAGCAAATTCTGCTCCTTCGATAAATCCTAATCTTCCTTCTGGGTCTGTAGTATTTCTGTATAGTCTAACTAGGAATAATCTCTGTTCTAGTGTTTTTATGTCGGATTGTTTTACTCCCTCAGATTGCAATTTTAACTTCATATTATCCCCCTTTTATGTTATAATTTAAGTATCTTATATTACATATAGTATTTGTTAGCTCCTTTAGAGTGCCAGTCTAAAGGAGCTTGTTTTATACTATGCAAATATTGGATTATCATCATGCATGTAATCCATATAAGCATGTGCAAGGATGTCATAAAGATTTTCTTCTTTTTTTAGGTATTCTTCATATGCTTTTTTTCTTATGTCATCTTTTTCTTCTTGAGTCATGTTTGAATTGAATACTTGTCTGAATGTTTTTAGATATTCCATATAGTTGTCAGTGTTTGTTTTTAGGACTAGGTCCTGAATTTCGTTATAGATTTGTTCTTTTGTTTTTTCTTTTGTTTTCATTCCTTAATCCCCCTTCTTAATGCTATTTACAGCTTTTTTAACTTGTAACATTGCTATAAATTCAACAATTGTAAGTTCTGGATTTTCTTTTGTTATTCTATGCAATTCTTCTAAAGTGCAAGTTATTGTCATCTAATCCCCTCCTTTATACCTTCGATAACTGCATCTAGTGTTTGATTCATTTCAGCTATTGTTGCTACTGCATTTTTAGTGCGTTGTGATGTATATAAGAATGTCTCTTTTATTTCGTAATGGTCTATTCTAAGTGTTAAACTATAAAAAGATTCGTCCATCCCTTTCAAATGATGCAGTTCTAGATATGCGCTTATGAAACCACTATTTTCGTTGATATACTCAACTTTGTCGAATAGCTTATCTGCTTCTTTTCTAAACTCTTGATTTGTCATTTGTTCCCCTCCTTTTGCAATTTTTATACTGCTCCAGCGCTTTCTTCTTGTGCTTGTAGGTAATTGTATTTTGCTATTTCATAAAACGCTTTCTTTATATCTTTTAATATTACTGCTCTTTCCTCTTCTGTAAGCCCTACTGGAGACATCATAATTACTTTTGCTCTGTCGTTTTCATACTCATGTGTTACTTTATATTCCATCTAAGCACCCCCTTAGTAAAAATATGCTGTCTGAAATTTGTCCTATTCGTGTATGCTTTTCCACCATGCTCCTAGGAAGAATCCTATTGAAAAAACTATACTTACTACTATGTATTTTGACATTGCTACCCCCTATCTTGAATAATCTACTACTGTATGTTTACCTTGTTTTCTAAGTAAAGCAAACTTGTTTTGTATTTTATGATACATCTTTATTTCTTGTTGGAATGGAGTTATTATGCTCCATTCTTCTTTATAACCTCTAGCTCTTAAAATATCACTTACTATTTCTACTTCTTTTCTGTAAAAATGTTCTGTTCCTGTGTATATCGCCATATTTAGTTACCCCCTAAAAGCCCTCTTTCGTTAACTTCATTTAATAACTGTTCATCTGTATATTGAGATAAAATTTGTTTTACCTTTTGATTTTCTTTTTCTAACTTTTTATAGTATTTTTGAACCCTTTCCTCCATTGCTTTATTTGTTATAAACTCTACATGTTGCACACAATAATTAAGAACTATTGTCATAAATTCATCATCATTTATTTTTGGATCTATCCCTGATATGTCGTCTATGTATTCGAATCCTTCGTCAGAGCTATCTCCTATATAAACCTTTATGTAGTAAGGATATCTTTCGTCTAGTGCAAATTTAAGACTTCCAGCCCCTATTTCTATCACTCTAACATTTGCTCTCTCTATTCTTATGTCTCCCAAATAAGTAAATCCAATTTTTTTATTATCCTCCATATTTAATCCTCCTAATTATAAAAATCTGATTTTGTAACTTCGTTAACTGGTAATCCTAACTCTAATTGCTTGTTATGATCTTTTATTAATCCATCTTTTATAAGAAGTAATCTAAAGGTTTCTTTACCTCTAGGAGTTATAAGTGTTTGCGTGTCGCTATGTCCCCAAGCAGTTGTAAATTCTTTTAATTCAAAGTACTTCATCTTATTTGCATAAGGTTTAATTTTTCTTTTTTTATCTCTGTAGCATAAATTCTTTTGAATTAACCACTCTGTAAAAGTTCTTTCTTTTATTCCTAATTCTTTAGCAGTATCTCTTATATTTGTAAGTAAGTTGTTATCTACTAAAGCATCAAAATACTCTGCCTTTGGAGCCATTTCTCCTATAACTTCGGACTGTTTTTCTATAACTTTTGTTTGTTGTTGATTTTCTATTACTAATTTTTCTTTTTCTTGATATTCAAGTATCCAACGTTTTGCTCTTTCTACTGGATTTTCTATCATATAAGAAGGTGTATTTTGTTCTTTTAATGTTTTTTCCATTTCTTCGAATCTATCCATATATCTAGCGGTAAATAAGTTACCTTTTGTTCCAGTACTTTTATGTGCTAGAAATTCACAACCTAATTTTGTAATTTGAAACTCTCTGTATGTTTTGTTGTTACCTGGAACTTTATAAGTTCCTTCTATCCAATATTTTTGAGAACGGATTTTTCCGTTTTCAAAATCTTTATTTATTTTTTCTATCTTTTCTAATAAGTCACTATGTCTAACCTCCATCATTTCAGCTACTTCTCTAGATGATACTGTTTGTACTATTCTTTCTACAGTTTTGTTCATTTCATCTATATAGTTCATGTTTCAATCTCCTCTCTGCAAGTACATCAAACTTGTTTGCACATTATTTAGGTGAATTTAATTTGTATTCATTATTAAAAAAAATTTCTTCTATAGAACAGTCAAATATATCTGCAATCATCTTGGCTTTATCTAATGATGGTTTAGCTATCCCTAATTCATAACAAGAAAATGCTTGTCTTGTTACCCCTATTTTTTTAGCTAAATCTATCTGTCTATACTTTTTCTCTACCCTAAGTTCTCTTAATTTATTCATTTGTTTATCACCTCCTCTAGGTTGAATTATTTTTGTTTTTTTAATTTTAGTTAAGTTTTATTTGCTTTTATACTTTTATTATAGGCAAGTATAACTTGCTTGTCAATAATTTTGGCAAAAATTTTTTATTTTTATTATAAAAAAGATAAGGAATATTTGCATAAATGGAGAATATATAAGTATAATTTACTTATATTAAATTAGTAACTACTTGTAACATATTACTAGATATAAATCAATGTGATAAAAAGAAGGGAAAATAAAATGTTAGCTAAGAGATTAAGAGAACTAAGGGAAGAAAACGAATATACTCAAAAAGATATTGCTGATAAAATAGGTTTAACAAAAAGTGCATATGGCTATTATGAAAGAGGAAAGAGTGTTCCAGATGCACAAACGCTCGTACAATTATCAAAAATATTTGATGTAACTACCGACTACTTACTTGGTTTATCAGAAGATAAAAAACCTATAGAAGATATAACAGAAAGGCAAAAGAAAGCAATAAGATTAACTGATCAGTTAACAGATGAACAATTTGAATCTATTTTAGAAATGGTATTAAGTTTTAAAAAGGACTAGGAAAAACTCCTAGTCCTTTTTTATATCGATTTACTTTTCTTCATTATTTGCTTTTTTTATTTCTTTTTCGGCAAGTTGTATGTATAACTCTAAATGGTTTTGACCTAATAATTTTATTATTTCATCTCTTTCTAATATATTTTGCATGTTGCCCCCCTAATTCATTTTTATAGAACGTTTGTTCTATATATTCTTTATCTATATTATATACGATTTTTTATAATATAGCATTTAAAATGTTCCGAAATACTTATAATATATATTATACTACCAACTAATAAATAAAAAGAGGTATTTTGGCATTTTTCAGTATAAAACTCTGTATAATATGCTACAATTTAAGAAAAAATATTAAGGGGTGATATTATGAAAAAGAAAGCAATTATTGCGGTATTAGTTATAGTAGTTTTAGTAATAATTATAGCTGGTATGCCTGGTTTTAAAGCTGGATTTAATGCGGGATTTAATGCAAAATAAAAAAGGAGAGTGGGGAGTTATGAAGAAAATATTAAGTATAATGCTATGTATTATTATGTGTGCTGGGTTTGTAGGTTGTTCCAGTAGTAGTTCATCTAGTGATAAAGGAGAATACACTATATTACACGGTGAATACCTAGAATCAAACGAAACAGATGACAACGGATTAGTAATAAAGGTAAAAATTAAACCTTCTACTACTAATAAATTAACTATAGACCAAAATGGTTATAATGTAGAAGATCTTATAAAAAATCAAGGATGCGATAAATATGACAAGATAGATTACTGGGCTGTTGCAGATATGGATAATGGCAAAGAAGAAAAAGTTGTATCTTTTACATTAGATAAAAATACTATACAAGGTATAAAAGACGGAAATATAGTAGCCAATGAAATAGTAAATACATATGCAAATGATGTATACATACATCAAAGTTTAAAATAATATTAATAATATAATAAACATCAGGGCAGTCCACAGCTGCTCTTTTTAATTAGGAGGGAATAAAATGAAAACATGTATATATTTAAGAAAAAGCCGTGCTGATGAAGAACTGGAGAAAAAAGAAGATGTTGATACCCTAGCTAGGCATAGGAGTACATTATTAGAAGTTGCTAAAAAGCAGGACCTTAATATAGTTGAAATAAAAGAAGAAGTAGTTAGTGGAGACAGTATTGCGAAACGCCCCAAAATGATACAACTATTAGAAGAAGTAGAACAAAATACATATGATGCTGTATTGTGTATGGATATAGATAGACTTGGCCGTGGAGATATGCAGGACCAAGGAAAAATTATAAACACGTTTAAGGAAAGTAATACATTAATTGTTACACCAGATAAAATATATAATCTGAACAATGACTTGGACGAGGAAATGACAGAGTTTAAAACTTTCTTTGCCCGTAGGGAATTAAAAGTAATAACAAAGAGAATGCAAAGAGGTAGAGTTAAATCTATAGAAGAAGGTAATTTTATAGGTTCCGTTGCACCTTTAGGATATAAATTCGAGTACGATAAATTTGGGAAAAGACATATGGTTATAGATGAAGAAACTGCTCCAGCAATACGAATTATATTTGATATGTATCTCAATGGAGAAGGTTCTTTTAGAATAATGAAAAGGTTGAACACTTTAGGCTACAAAACAACTGCTGGTAAAGATTTTACAGAATGTGCAGTTAGAAGAATTGTAAGAAACCAAACCTACTGCGGTTATGTAACATGGTTTGAATATAAAAGAAAAGGGACTAAGACAAGAAAGAATAAAGAAAGTGATGTGCTAGTGTGCAAAGGGAAACATCAGGCTATTATAAGTGAAGATGATTGGAATAAAGCACAAGAAATAAGAAAAGGTAACCAAATAACTGCTAAGAAAAGTGATAGAAAGTTAATTAATCCACTTGCTGGTTTAATTAAATGTTCTTGCTGTAAACACACAATGGTAGCATCTTATAATACAGTTAAGGAAGGACCAGTACTTTATTTGCGCTGCAAACAATGTTATGAGGTAGGTTCTTCTAGGTTAGATCTAATAGAAGAAGAAATCATAAACATCCTAAAAATAAAATTAAAAGAGATTAAAGATGAATTAGATAATACAGAAATAGAAGATAGAGAAAATAAGCAATTAGAGATGTTACAAAATACTTTAACTACTTTAGATAAAGAAAAAACAGAACTAGATAAGCAAAAAGACAGATTGCACGACTTACTAGAAAGAGGTATATATGATGTAGATACTTTTTTAGAAAGACAACAGACTTTGGCAAATAAGAAAGAGGAAATAGAAACTGCTATAAAAGGTACTAAAAAGCTGCTGGAGGTAGAAGTTAGTAGAGATATTGACTATAAAGAATTAGCACAAAATATAGAGTGTGCTATAGAAAGTTACGAAAATACAGATAATATAGAGTTGAAAAATAAGGCTTTAAAAACTGTTATAAAGGAAATTTTATATTATAAAGAAAAAAAGAGATTTGCACAGTTTACTTTGGAGGTTAAATTTAAAATATAACAGGTATCAACATACGGATTATTGTTTGTCTGTCCTATGATACATGTAGAATTACCCCATAAAAACATCTTTATTACATTATATAACAAAAGGCTAAGGAAAATAACTTCCCTAGCCTTATTTTATTAATAATAGTGGTACTATAGCTGTTGCTACTAATACTCCTAATACAAAGTATCCTAGTCTTAATAATATATCTATTTTCATACGCCTACCTCCTATTAGAAGCATCGACTATATATGTACTATTTATACCTATTTTTCAAATACTTCTACATATTTTGGAGATGCTGTTATATAAACTCCTGATTTCAATTTATACATATCTGTTCCTGTTCTTTCTATTTTTTCAACAACAGTATATACTCCTCCTTTTTTAACTACGCCGATTACACTTGCATCAGTAAAATCAGCTGCACTACGTATATTTACGTCTTGTAATATTCTTACATATTGTGTTTTATCTGTATTAGCCAAATTATTAGATTCATATTTGTATGCTTTTAAAAGTGGATAGAAATTATTTTCAAATGCTTTTCGTGTATTTCCAAATCCCATAAAATTAGTACCTGGACAAGTTTTTCTAGATTTACCAGCAATATAATCTCCTAAATAAGTGCCACCACTTGTAAACCATGCATGTGGTCTTATATATGTAGAAGTCTTAGGTAGTTTAAACTTATCTGCAAGTAATGCAAATACGAATATAACTGCTTTTCTTTGTTCTTCTGTCATTATATCGCAGCCTTTATCAAAATTACCATATATTTCGACACATATAGCATGGGTATTCCAGCCTGCTATTCCTATAGGAGTGGAATTAAGATTTCTACCAGTGGTTACTTTCCCATTAGGGAATATAGAAAAATGTTGTGCTATATAATGCCCGTATCCATCAGGACTATTCCATGTAGTTTTGCCATAAGAATCTAATGCTAATGTTCTCCCCGACTCCCTATTATCTCCATATACTCTTTTGTCTGTAGCTTCCCAAGTAGAATAATCCGGTAACGCCATATGATGTACTTGTAGTTTATTTATTGTTCTAGTTGGATGTTGTTTATCTAACCATTCTTTAAATTCTTTTTCAGTTTCTAATAATGTAAATCCATTTTGTATTTTCATCTTATCAAAAATCCTTTCTAAAATAATAAAGTGCTTAAAAAAACGACCTTGCAGTTAGCTTTCTAAGCACTTTTCAAAATATTTACCTTATGTTTATACCTATTTTTCTATCAAATTCTTAAAAGCTTGGTGTAAGCCCGTAGAAGCCAAACCACTAAATAAACCACCTAATATAACCTCTGGATTAATGCCACCACTTATCCATATGTTTAAAGCACATCCTAAAAGTGCCATAATGCAAGGGATATATTTATTTTCTATAAAACTAAAACTTGTTTTAATTACATATCCTATACATACACAAATACCAACTACAACTAAAACTAAATAGTTGCCTAATAAATTTAAATCAAACATATTTACCTCCTATTTAAATAAATTATTTTGAATTGCATAAAAGAAAAAACTAACCAATGCTGTTATAATTGCATAAGTTAGTTTGTTTAAGTTGATTGCTAATTTGTCTATTGTATTGCATAGATTTTCTATTTTTACTGCCATTTCTGCCTGTGTATTTTCTAGTTTGTCTATTCTTTCAGAATGCCTTTGCAGTCTTTCATCGTGTCTTTTTAATGTATCTTTCAACCATTCATCATTCATGCAAAACTCCTTTCTTATATAAAAAGAGCAGCTAAATTAATAACTGCTCTTTATGATCTTGCTTATTGACTTTTTTAGTTTCCAATTTCTAATATGATTTTCTTATTTTTATAGTCGAAAGTCTTTTTTAGTTTACATGCAAATTCACCATCTGTAATTTCATCGCAATATAATAATCCATATAAATCTTCATTATAAGTTATACCGAAAAGTTTTTCTAAATCCTCACTAGTGTATTTAACTTCGACTTCAAACATTGTAGGCGTTGTCCCTTTCCAGAAAACAACTTTTAAATTTTTATCCATTATTTTCAACCCCTTTCTACCATAAATAGTATAGAAAAAAGTTAGATTTTGCAATAAAATAGGGAAATTTAAGTTCGCAATCTTTTTAAATTGCGAACTAATTTCATTTTCTTCAATTTTTTTATTTGAGAACTTTTCTATTAAGATTCTATTTTCCCAAATCCTTTGATTATAGGTTCAGCTAATCTAACTGAAGCATTAGTTACTAATTTATCACTGGTAACAGGTTCTACTCCGTAGTAATATGTACCGTCTGCTTCAGCTGCATTGCTTCTAGACGTTATTTTAAAAACATCCCTTCCGCTTCCTTCTACAATTATTCTATCGCCAACTTGAAGGTCTTTATCTGATAACCACAATCCTCCTGACCACGCAGATTTTATTGTAGCAGTCGTAGTTAACAGAGGTTTTCCAAAAGTTCCCTTTTCTAAACAAACATAACCAAAGTAATTTCCTGCTTCAATATTTGAATTAATGAACCATTCACCTTTTTCGTAACTACCACTTGTCGGAACATCAGAAATTTTAATTAAATTAAATCTATTATAAGCGTCTGAATAATTAATAAAAATCATGCCGTAAAATAATATATTAGTGTTAGGAGTCTTGTTTTTTATCATAATTGTATGCCAACCCTTTGATGTTATTTGTATAAAATTCTTTAGTATATCAGAAAATGAACAAGGTGGAACTTTTGAAAATAAGTTATCGGTTCTATTATATATTGGCATACTTATAGATTTTAATATCGTTTTACCTTTTGGTTGGTTAACATAATCTGACATTGATACATCTGGTTGATTTAAAGCAAAATCAAGCGAATACTCCCAAGAAGATGAATTTGTAAGATATATAGGAATGACTAGTAAATCATCCTCATCACTATAAAAACTATATATTATTTCTCCATCTCCAGTTATTGTACATTGTGTTGATGAACTATTTAAGTCCCATGCCCCAGTAGAGTCAGAAGAGCCTCCTATCTTTGAATTTTTAATAATATTGATACTATCTATAGATGTTTTTAGTTGTACTTTTGAATTTGATTTAATTATATTAGGTCTAAATAAAGTATTGCCCATAAAACAACTTGCAATCCTTTTTCCTAATACCGAATATCCATAAGATGTTAAATGTATATTATCGGAAGGAGCTATATCACCACTAGAATAGTTTCTTAATAACTCTAAAGCATCAATGTATTCTAAATTATACTCATTTGCAATATTTATTATGATTTTTCTTATATTATTCAATTTTACATCTGATGTTGAACCTATTCTAGTAGGCAATACAGGTATAGGGTAACTTCCCCACAGAATTTCTTGCTCAATTATTTTTTTGTATGTGTTTATAAATTCTTCAATCGCTGTATTTTGCATAGCATCGTTGATACCTAAGGCTATTAACGTAACATCAGAGTTACAAGAAACAGTCCATCTCGTGAATGATGTTTTAACTTTATCACCACTAAATCCTCTATTTATAACACTTATATTTTCACCATATACGTGTTTCAAGGCCTCTTCTAATGCCTCTGGGTAAGTTATCTTAGCTCTAATAGCAGTATGACCGTCTAATGGGTCTCTATTATCCTGTGCTGAAGTATCTCCTGCTTGACCATATGTAACGGAATCACCTCTACAACATACTGTAAAATTTTTATTATTTATAGCATCTAGTAATTTTGCTTTTAATTTAACACTTTTTTTAAAATTCGCAATATCTTTACATTGCGAATTTACCTCATTAATAGCTCCAACAATGTATTTATTTTTTGTTTCTAATCCATTGTCCGTTTTCTTTTGGTAATCTTTTAGATCTACTGTCACTTCTGTATCCCCTCCTGAGCTTCCTGTATTTTCTCCTATGCCTTCTCTTATATCTGCCAACAATAGGAAAGTACTAACTTTCACATCTCCATTTTCAATATTGAATAGCATTTTTAAAGTTCCTGCTACTTTTGTTATATCACTATCTATTACAGCATCAAATGAATTATTAGATATATTTGTTACGGATCCATTTATTACTTGTCCATCTGCTCTTTTATATTTAGCAGTAATAGAGCAACCAGTTAGATTTACTGGTTGCCCATCTTCATACACATTTATTTTAATTTTATTACCCCTGTCTCCCTGTACTAATTTAATGGATTGAAATTTCTCTTGTTTTAGATCACTTTCTATGTCATAGTCTCTCATGTTGCCACCTCCTAACTATTTAATATATTCCAATAAGTTGAACTACGTATATTTGCATCATCATTGTAGAATTTAAGCAAATTTATAAGTACTCCGCCGTTGCTAATATAATTTTTAAATGCAGCCTTATATTTAGTCAAACGCCCACCATTATATGCAATTCTCCAGGTGTCTGTAAAACTATAGTTTTGTATAGAACTTGTCCCCCATTCTAAAATATATACTTCAAATCGGGCAGGATTAGCATAATTGCTATAGCAAGCGTTGCTAGTACTTCCCGCAACTATGTCAAAGTCAAACATCGCGATTCCACTATCCGTTACAGTAAATATACCATCTAATGTAACTTTTGTTCCGTTTGCATTAGTCCAAGTTTGCCCCTTTAGACCTGGTATGTATATTTTTGTTCCATACGGGATATTTTGTGCTGCAACTGTTTTACCCATGTGTGTTCCGAGTCCACTTCGTCCAGAACTATTACTTTCTGTAGCTGCATAACAAGTACATCTAGCATCGTGTAATCTGTATATATAATTCTTGCCGTCTATCGTTCCTTTTTCATTAAAGCAGTTAACATATTCCTCTTTCACAGTTGTCCCTCCTGTAGAACTTGTGCTATCCGCTTTGTCTAACTCAGGCAATCTTATAAAGAAGGCTTGTTTGCTAAGATTATACTTACTGTAAATAATGCCTTTCTTGTAGCCACTCGCCTCCGCAATATATCCATTCCCCATGTATATAGCAGTGTGATGCGTTCTTACTGTTGCCATATTAGATGTAGTTACTGTGTAACCATCATTTGCAAACATGATTATGTCGCCAGGTTTTGCCTTCGTAAATCCACTATCTGCATATCTCCAAAATGTTGCACCATGTTGTTTAGCTGTAGCCTGTAAAGTTCCCATAGAACAAGTTAAACCTTTCATATAGCCCATTCCTGCTTTTTCATAACAACAACCTACAAGAGAACTACAGTCAAAACCGTATGTCACACCTACCTGAACCCAACTTGGTTGATAATATGTTGTTCCTCCTACTGTCTCTACTTTACCTTTTATAGTTACCATACTGTTAAGACTTGTTGTTCTCCAATATTGGGAATACCAAGCAGTATGAGCTGTGCCCATGTTTACTATTTTCATCGCAGTATCACATATTACTTGGCGAAGGTTGGAAACTGTTCCACCTCCAGCTGTTCCTCCAGAAGAACTTCCTCCGCTACTTGTAACCTTAGTACTTGGTCTTACTGCCAATACAATAGTACTAGGTTGTTGGTTTTTAACAAGGTCTTTTTTTAGTCCTACATACCAGCCATCTGAGTGTTTCTCTCCAGGATTACTCATCGCCGTAATTATTTGTGCATTTCCGCTACTATCTTGTCCTATGCAAATTGCTCCTGTGCTTATATATTTCCATCTAGTTGGATAGACATATGCTCCACTACTTGTTTTTCTTGCATAAAATAATAAATCACCCTTTTGTAAATTACTATAATCGCTCTTTACTTCAAAGGTTTGTCCCTTATTGTAAAAGTATTGTGCTATTTCTGCACAAGTTCTCGCAAGATTTGAACCATTTGTAGGAACTATTGCTCCTGTATATGCACTATTTTTAGCCATTATGTTATTTCTATAATTGTTAAAGTTTACTAAACTTGAATAAGGAGAATCTGTATAAGAATATCCCATAAGACAAAGTAACATTAAAGTAGATTCATCTATCATTTTCCAATAGTTCCCCGATGTAGATTTCTCCCATATACTATTTGTAGCCCCTTGCGTACCACTTGCACTAGTGTTACATGGTGTAGAATCTCCGTAAGTGAACCCGTTATCCCAACTTTTCGCTGATGTGTAATTATTTCTCGCAGTGTAGTAAGACTCTGCAAAAGATGCCACTTTTGCTCCATCATATAGCTCATTTGTTACTGTAGCTGTTCCAGTAGTTACTTTTACATAGGTTGTATTCCCTGAAATCCATCCGTATTCTCCGTTATAACTTATTTTATGCCATCCAGATGCACTATCGGTTTCTATAATATCTGCTATAAAACCTTTAGATACAACTCCTATCGAATTATAACTTGTGCCTGGTCCACTTCTCACATTAAGATTATCTGCTAAAACTTCTACTTTGCTTACAGTAGTTGTTCCATTTGGATCCCCAGATATAATTTCTACATATTCAGATTTATTTGTTATATAAGCATATTCACCATTGTATTTTATCTTGTACCATCCAGTATCTGGGTCAACTCCTACTATTTCTACTGTATCCCCATTTACAAGCAATCCAGCATATTCTCCGTCTGTTCCTGGAGTTTTACGCACATTAAGGGCATTAGCTAATATTTTACCTATTGCCTTCACATCCGTTCCAATGTCTCCGCTTTCTTCTCCTTTAGATGTTCCTACAATTACTAATTTTATATTATCTACGACCAAATAGTTCTCAACTTCGTCTGATAGAAATTCCACAGAATACACTCCATAAGTTGCAATCTTATCCGCAAGGTCTTTCGGTAATTTTCTATCTTCTGTAGGATTATAATCTATAATTTGCGCTCCACTTCCATCTCCAGTTAATGGGCTTGTTAGTGGGTCTAACTTATAGTATGCTGTATATTCACCGTTTCCAAGTTGGAATCTAACTCTCGGTATTGGAGAAGTAGTATTACTATCAGCTCTTGTCATTCGTAAATACATATTATAACTTCCCAAAGTTTTTAGATAATCCCCCATTGAATCCTCTGTATCACTTATAAATATTGCATACCCATGCATATGTTTATAGTTTTCCTTAAATTTTCCTTGTCCTACAAGATTAAGCATACTTGTTTCTTCGTTTATTCCTTCGCCCTCGTAGTTTGTATACTGTTGACTTACTCCAAATGTGGCTAGAGTATTTGTATTATCGTCAGTGCTAAAGGTATCTTGGAATTGTGAATCTTTCTTAACATATGTGTCAAAAGAGTTCACGACAGCGGATGAACCATATACTTCACATGGGTCTGTCTCTGTATAAGAAGGTACTTGAATAGAGGAACTAAAAATACTTCCACTCGCAAGCGTAGCAAGTTTGTTTACATTACCTTGACAATTAGCTAGAAGTATCTTTGAAGAATTGTATCCGTCAGCTATTTTATCCATTTTGCTGATGTCGCAATTTGTGACTTCCAATATATTACTATCTGCACATCTAAAACCTACAGAATCAAGCGAATTTCCTCTTATACGAAGTCCATCAAATCTAACATGACTATTATGGCTAAGTTTAAAGCCTGCTACATTTTTAATTTCCACACATCCTAATGTATTTAATTTGCCGGATTCATTATAAGAATCTAGGGTGTTCATTTCGTTGTATTCTGAAGAAGTTACATAAATTCTACATCTCGTATCTTCTATAACACTTCCTTCCTTTACTTGTAGAAGTGCATCTTTTCCTAAATTTATCTGCAATAGAGTTCCATAAAAATCCTGCAATACGATTTTCTCTCTAACTCTTACACCTGCTTCTAAATTAATATATATTGCGTTAAAAAACAAACAACCATTTTCTTTTAAAGTTCTTAAAACAGTCTGAAGACTATCCGCCTTATTTGCTTCGTCTCTTCCCGAACCATCTCCTGTAGCAATTTTCCCAACATAATAATCTTTTGACCATCCTTGTTGTCTATCTATTATTTGTGCGCTCGGATAATGGTTAAATCTCCCATCTACAGTCATATTAGCAAAATGCGCTCCACTAGCACCTATATCCGCCAGTTCATTCCCGTCTTTGTCTAATATTCTAAAACCTTCCTCGTCCATTACTGTCCTACCTACAAGGGATTCATTTTGGCTCTTATGTAAAATCTGAATGCCTTCCTCATCTAGCTGTATTGCCCCTTCATTTATACGCACTTTACCATCGCTTGATACAGAGAATGTAATATCTCCGTTTCCGTCTGGCACAGTTATATTTCTAGCATCTATATATTGGCCTTTTAGCATACCTGCTAATATCATGTTTGCATTTACTTTTCCATCTGCAGTTAATGCAATATCATACGGTCCTTGGTAACCATTAGCACTATGGGCCAATCCGTTTTTATTAAATCTCCATACATGTATAGCTTCTTCTATGGTAGGACTATCGCAGACTATTAATTCTTCTTTGTTATAGAACACATAACTATCTTTTATACCTGCATTTATAAAACTTTGTATCCATTTTTCAATTGAATTATCATTTTTTTCTATTTCCTTTGAAATATCAATCATCACATCATTTATAGATTTTCTGCCTATATCCTTATTTGATAATTTTATTTCTTCTACTTTCTGTGTTAAAACATTATAATTTCTTTCTATTGCCCTTACAACTACATTTATATTCAATTTGCTTTCAAAAACTGAAACTTTATCTCCTATATAAACTCTTTCAGCTTTTATGTAGTTTTTATATTCTTCGGTTTGACTTAAATCCACAAAATCTATAGTGTAATCAGCACTTATAATATCTACTTTATTTTCTGTATATTCTAATTGCGCTAACCTTTTTAGTTCCGCTTGAGCTTCTTCCAATGTACTAAATCCTTCTGTTTCATCATCTGCAGACTTTACTTTTACATCATTGTAAGTAAATTCTTTAGTATAAGCTCTAGCATAATTATTTATTATGGGGCTATCTATAAAACCATCAATGGTTATTCCATTATTGCCTTTTGGTTTAATTCTAGTTGTAATACTATCTACATTTGTATTAGCTTCAAATCCTTTTAAATTTTTGCATGACTTTATTTGTACCCCTCTATCTTTTCCTACTTTATCAAGTATTTTTAAAAGATATCCTCTTCTTTGTATTTCTCCACCCCAGCGATTGAGGAATGATTGATCACAATCATGTATCGCTTTATACATATTTATATTTTCATAATAAGCGGTGTTTGATGTAGATATATTAGAATACACTTCTAATTCTTTGACTCCTACTGCCCCATCTAATATCCAGTTTATTGCTGCTGTTCCATTTAATCCAGTAGGCCTTACATCATTAAGCCATAAATGTATAGTTTCATATATAGTAACTTGTACAGCATATATGATTACTCTAGTTCGTGTTTTTCTTGGTTTTATAATCCTGAAATATTCATCGCCATAATCAACCTTTACCTTCAATATTGCTTCTTCTTGTAGATATTCCCATAATCCTTTGTCGTCAATTATAAATTCTGCATCTAATTCATATGTCCCCTCTAAATTTTCTGTAACCTTGCAACTTGTACAAATATTATCAAGTATTGCATCCCCATTACTTAAAATAACCGTACTTTTGGGAGTATCTTTATTAAAAATACATATTTTTACTATATTACTCATTAATACTCCCCCTTATCTATATATAATCCTTGGACTAATTTCTAATTTAGTTATATTTCCTGTCCATGTTATAGTGTTTTCTCCTACATCTAAAGTAGGAAAATTTCCTATCATATCTATACTTTTGCTGTTATTATCTTTATCTAGGCATAAAAAAAGTTTGCTATCTAGCAAAACTCTATCTTCTACATTATTTACTTGTATAGCAGTATTATTAATTGTTACTTTTATATCCCCTGTACCATATATAACTATTTTAGGACTACTTTTAAAGTCTCCTTTATTGTAAACTTTCGTCTCTTTTTCTGTTATTGTTATATCCTTCTCTAGTAAGTTATAATAAAATGGTTCACATAAAAATTTAATTTTAAAGTCTCCATATTCTTCGAATGTTGTTTTTATATCTTCTTCTATAATAACTTTTTTTACAATATTATATCTATTTGGAATAGCATATAGTAGTTTATTATCTTTTGTATTAAAAAGCCATATTTTAATTTTTTCTATCATAAGATCTATATCTTGGTCTAAATCTATAGTTGTTAATATAAAACTTTTTTCTACATTTGGAAAAGTCCCTTTATTTTCTATTAGTGTTCCATTTCTACCTTCTACACTTATTTCTTCATATTCTTCTTGCGCTAATACTTCTGGAGGGCCTTCTACTACTACTATTCCTAATTCTTTCGAACAAATATTATTAAATATTAATTTCTTTTCCATTTTACCCCTCCTTTTTCTTAGTATTTTAATTTCATATTTCTTGTTGTACTATAATCATCTAGTTCATCTTGATTTGGTGCTATTGCTGTTCTGGTAAATTCTCTTCCGTCTATATCCAATCTTAGCTCTAATTTTGAAACTATGTTCGATAATCTTCTTACTTCACTCGCTGTAGCATCTTCTTGCATAAATTTATCTAACTTAGAATCTAAGTAATTATAAAAATTATCTAGTGGTAAGATTGCTTCCATTTCGTTATGTCTAAGGCTCTTTATCCTTAGCTCCTCTTAGTTTTCTAAGAGTATCGGACTATATCTTAACCCTCGGCTTTACGTTAGGGTTGTCAGCGCTCGTGGATATTTCTGCATATAAAAAAGATACTATTTTAAGTATCTTTTTTACTTAGCTTACTCCATCTAGTCTCTACACGTTCCGTAAGTTTCCTTAACGGCTTCGCTCGGTATTAACATATCAGATAGTATATGTTCTATATTATTGAATTGTTTATAACTTATTCTTAGTAAATTTATTTTGTGTTTTAAGCAAAACTTAGTTTTAATATTATCATGGAGTTTGATATTTTCTAAATTATTTTTAAACACTAAAATTTCTTTAAAATGTTGTTCTCCATCGTATTCTATACATAAATTAAAACTTGGTATGTAAAAATCAAAAGGTAATTCTCTTTTATCTTTACAATCTTTAAATTTTTTTTGTGGTTCAAAGTGTATATTATTTTCTTCAAGAAAGTTTCTTATTTTTCTTTCTCCTTTCGACTCTATACAATAAGGGCAACCTCTAAATTTATTCAATATATTGTCTGGAGTTTTATAACATATTCTGCCACACTTTATATGTTTAAATCTTAGTGGTGTTTTCGCATCTATGTATTCATCTAATAATATAAATTCATCAGTGACTTTATTTAGTTGATTAATAAAGTCATTTGTTGTTTTTAAATTATTTGCAGGTTTATCTTTTTCAAAATAACCTCTTCCAGTACATTTATCACATTTTATTTTATTGCTGTTTTTTATACTATCAAAACTACTTTCAAATATTTCTCCACATTCGCATTCTACTAAAAGTTTTTCTTTGCAATTAGTATAAGCATCGCTTAATAATTTTAGACCTACATCATTACAGTATTGTTTTACATAATTTATATTGTAAGTTCTATTTTTATTAGCATTTTTTCTGCCACACACATTGCATTGCCTTTTATTCATATCTTTAAATTGTTTAAATGTAGTTTTAAAAATATTACCACATTCACATTTGAAATTCATATAAGTATTGTAGTTTTTATATTCCTTTTCCAGTAACTCACATTTGCTATTTTCTTTCACAAAATTATAAACATCTTCAAATTTATATCTCACCTTAACCACCTCTTAGTATTATTATACCACGTTGCGAGGCGATTATGCTACTAATAAAACATTGCTATTTAACTTAGCCTTCACCGAATTCACTGACTTATTTTTTCTATAAGTTTCCTTATAGTGACCCAAATTTTTAGGTCCAGCTTCTCCACCTACCATAGCTTTATTCCCATTTATTCCAAATAAAGTAGGATTAGTCATTATACCACCTTGTTTGTAAAAACTAACTCCAAACGTTGGTACAGAAGGAGGATTTAAACTAAATTTACCTTTAATAGAAAAATGAGGTAATCTGATTTTTGGCAAACTTAAATGACAGTTGCTAAAGAAACCTTTAATTTTACTTAATCCACTGCTTACTATGTTTTTAGCACTATTCATAACATTACTTATTGTATTTTTTACAACATTAAATTTGCTAGAAACCACACTAGTAATGTTCCCACATACACTACTTATTGTAGATTTTATGCCGTTCCATATACTCCCTACGACACTTTTTATTGCATTTAATATTGATGTAATTGTTGTTTTAAATGCGTTAAATTGTGACGTTATAATACTTTTTATTCCATTCAATACATTAGTGAATACTGTTTTTATACCATTCCAAACTGTAGATATTATCTCCTTTATGCTATTCCAAACTTCTATTGCTTTTGTTTTAATGTTATTCCATGCAGTAGATACTGCATTTGTTACAGCATTCCAAATTTCTGTTGTTTTTACTTTTATACCTTCCCATGCATTAGAAACTGTATCTTTTACAGCATTCCAAATTTCCGTTGCCTTAGCTTTTATAGTGTCCCAGTTTTTATACAACAAAACTCCTACTGCTACTAATGCTGTTATTACTCCTATTACAATTAATACTGGAGCACTTATTCCGCCAATAACTCCTGCTACCGCCATTGCTCCAGTTTTTACTGCTGCAAATACACCGGTCAGCACACTCCATCCACTTGTAAATATGCCTACTACAGAGGATACCATTCCTATTACAGTTGTTATACCTACAAATGCAACCCCTAATGCTACAACTCCTGTTATAACAGTCTGAACTGGCTGTGGAAGATTTGCAAATGTTTGTAATAATGTTGTAATTCCACTTGTAACTGCACTTATAGCAGGCTGTAAATTTGTAAGTAATATTCTTTTCGTTCCTTCTAATGCACTTCCTAAGTCATTGTATCTAACTTTATTCATTTCATCTAGTTTGTCTCTAGAATTATCTATCTCACCGTTAAGATCTCCAAGTGCAAATATAGCTTCTGCAGCATTATCTTCGTACATTGTACCAAATATACCAACACCTACATTGTATTGTTCTTGCTTATCTTTCATCTTTCCAAGTCGTTCTATCATTTCCTGTGTGACTTGTTTAGCACTATCTCCACCTGCAGCATATTTCTTCCTAAATTCATCCGCATTAAACCCTAACTTTTTTAGATAATCATCAGCTGAACCGTCCATAATTCTTATATTCATTTCTTTAAATGCATCACCTAAACTGTCTACACTAAATGCTCCTGTTTCTGCACCATTTGCTAATGCATTAAACATATCCTCTGCAGAATATCCAGCAGCTGCAAATGACGGTGAATATTCTGTTATTACATCTATTAAATCATCATTTTTGTTTAGCCCTGCTTCTGCACCTTGGCTTATTAAGTTGTAAGCCTCATCTGCTGTTAATCCAAATTTTTGCATTAATGCATCTGCTGCTTTTGTACTATCTGCTATATCTATGCCGTATACATCTGCTAACAAATATGCATTTTCTGTACATTGTTTTAATGCATCCCCAGTTAATCCTGTATTTTGTTCTACTATAGCTAAATTTTCTCCAATATCAGCTAAACTTTCTCCAAAGTTATCAGCATAAATTTCATTAATTATTCCTTCAAATTCACTCATTTCACTATTTGTAAGTCCTAATTGAGCTTGAATTTGATTAAGTGCCGTTTGTCCTTCTAGACCAAAATCTTTTACACTTTCAGCTATTCCACTAAAAGCATCCGTTAATTCATCTACTCCTTCTATAGCTAATGCATTTTCAAGTGCATTCCCAGCTTCTTGTGCTCCGTCTGCAGCTTCATTTAAACTATTATCTAATTCATCTGCGGCATTACTTACTTCATTTAATCTGTTTTGATTTTCTCTAAGTTCACTAGATAATGAGTTTATTCTATTAGCGAGTTGTTGTGCTTCGTTTGAACTTTGTCCTTGTTCAAGTGCTACATTTTTATATTCTTCTTTTAATCTATTTAATTCTTGTTGCTGCTGTTCTATTTCTGTATTTAATCTAGTAAGAGAATTCGTATCATTGCCTAATTGCCCTAACTCTTGTCCAGCTTCTTGGCTTGCAGTCCTTAAGTCATTAAGTCTTTGTGAGGTTTGATTGATTTCATTTTGTATAGCTTGTTGTTGTGTTTGTGCTCTAAGTAATTCATTGTTAAGATTTCTATATTCATTAGAATTTTCACCTAATATATTTTTAGCTTCTTCTAATGAACGTGTTAATAATTCTACCTTCTGACTTGATGCATTATATTGTTGTTGTAATATATTTTGTCGTTGTTCTAAAAGATTTACATCGTCTGAATTGCCTTTTAATTGTGTAGAATTTAATCTTAACTCATTTGTAAAAGTTGTCATGTCTTTACTTATATCTCTTATTCCAGAACGAAACTCTGAAGTTACTGCCTTAAACTCTATTTGAGCTTGTGTCTTTTTTGCCACTTATCTTCCACTCCTTTCTAATTCTCTTTGTTTTATATAGCTAATATAATTGTCATAAGCTACTTTATTCGCTACTATACCTTCTAAAGAAGATATATCTATATTCCAAAATAAATCTTCACTTATACCTAAAATAAGGACATAGTAGGTATAATAATCCTCTATGTCCTCTAGCTTAAATTTAGGTATTTTTATTTTTTGAACTCCTGTTATCTTCTTTGTTGCTTTTGTAAAGGCATCCCTGAAATTTTTTTTTGTTTTGGATTAGCTAATTCGTTTGATAAGTTGCTTATAAGTACAAAACTTTGTGGTATATTTTCCATAAATTCTTCTTTACTCATCAAAGTATTGTCATCTAGGTGTTCTATATTAGCGCATAAATATGCTGTATATAATATTGTTATTGCACTAAAAGTAGCATCTTTATCTTCTTTTACATATATATCGTTATATTCTTCATATACTTTTTTTCTTTTATTCTTTAGTTGTAATAATCTAGCAAAATTTAAAGTTAATTTTATAACTTCTCCATTTTGCAATTCTAATTCTTTGAATGTACATTTCATTTTTTATTATCCCTCTATCTATGCTTTTTTTATTAATTCAAAATTAAATGCAGTTAACCATTTTGTTGCTATCTGAGAGTCAGAAGCTAATTCACTCGCCATGCATTCATATTTTCCAAATCCTTGGTCGTCCGGGGATACTGCAATAGTCATTTCTATTTCTGCTACTTCATCAGCCCCATTTTCTATTTTTTTACTTGTACCAGAATTTATAACACAATTCGGATATGCTAAATATTTTTCTACACCATCTTCGTCTAGCACTTTTGCTACCCATGTAAATTCTGGGTGAATACTATCTCTTCCATATCCGTATACACCTTCTGCAAGCTTGTCTGTAAATATCATTCCATATACTTTAACATATAAGCTCCATAGCATATGCATACTTACAGTTAATGTTCCTGTCCCTGTCCCTCTAGTTCTGGATTTTATTACTACCCCTTCACATTTTTTTGTTACTGTTCTTACATCCATTTCCTCTGTTAAAGAACCTACACAACCCACTTTTGTAGTTGTTATTTCATTCTCTCCATTAAATTTAATGGCGCTTTCTTTTATCTCATAATCTGAGTATACTTTATTGTAAGCAGTCATTATATATTCAACCCTCCTAACTTGTTTAATATATCATTAACAATATTATCTTTTTCGTTTTCGACACCTTTTTCCATAAATGGATTTTCACTTTTACCTGTACTTGTTCCTATAGCATCCATAGGGAATATAAGATAATTAAATTTAGATTTTGTTGTAATTCTTACACCTAAATTAAAATTTTTATTTGTTAATGAATTTGAGAATTTTGCATGTTTTTTATTTCTATCAGATACAGGCATACAATTTTCTATAGATCTTATTAATCTGTCTTTTCCTTCTTGGTGTATACATTGATTTATTATATCTTCTGCATTGTCTCCATAATCATTTATAGCTTGTTGTATTTTTTCTACATCCTCAAAATTTAGTGTAAAATTTATACCTGCCATTATAACTCACAACCTTTTTTAGCTTTTGTAAATTCTATTGTGCAAATTTCAACTACTCTATCAGTATTATTTTTTGTTATATAATTAAATGCAATTTCTGTATCTGCTAATTTTAATTTTGTATTTTCCGTTACTTGCTTTATTATTTTGAATTCAAAATCCTCTTCTATGTAATCTTCGCAAATAAAATGTATTTGATAATATTTATTATAATCTCTTCTACTTGTACCTGCTCTAGATGTCCTACTTTTGTTGAATACAAAATAATTCCAGTCGTCATTAGGCTTTGCTAATGAACGACCATAATAAGCTTTATAGCCTAATTCTTCTAATGCTTTCTTTATGTCATTAAGCAATTTTTCTCACCTCTTCCAAATAGAAGTAAATCTCTTGCTTTTCTCTATCTATATCAAAGTACACAATATCGTAAAGAATATTTTTTATAACCACCTTGTCATAACTAGATATATCTCTATAAAATCTTGTTTTTATTTTTAAACTTAAAGATCTATTTCTAGCTTCTGCAAAGTCTAAATCTTGTTGCCTTTTACTACACTCTTTATATGCTAATTTAACTATAAATTCTAAATCATCAATAGATTTTATATTTTCCCTAGCTCCGAAATCACTTTCTTTATTTTTTTCTTTATAAACTCTTATATATCCATCATTATAATTAGTTGTTTTCATTTTGTTGTACCTCGTATTTTTGTCTTAACTGCATAATATCGTTAAAATAATTATCGTCAAATTCATTAATGCAATTATTCCATGCATACATACAATAATTAAGCAATAGATTTCTTTCCATGCCTTTAGAATAATCTACATCTGCTCCTAATTTATAGTCTAAAGTTAATACAGCATCTTCTAAAATTGTTTGTAGACGGTTTTCTGTTTCTTCTTCCGTCCATGTAATATTTAGTTTTTCTTTTAGTCTTTGAAGTAAATCCATATTTTCCTCCAATAAAATAGGGACTAGAAATTCTAGTTCCTATTTTTTATTCTAAGATTCTGCTTTTGTAGTAACAGTACCTTTTACTGTACTTTCTACTGTGCCTTTAACTTTAGTATATACATAAGCTTCTTCTAAATTAGTTATATCTAAGAATAATGCTACTGTATCATCGTTTGCTTTTCCTGCACCATAAGTTTTTATTTTATAATATCTTAAATCTTCTAAGAATTTATAATCGTCTGAGTAAGTTATTATACCTTCTTTTGCTCCACCTATTGCCATAAAATATTCAGATGGTAAACATAATATAGCTGTATTATCGGCTAATTCGTTTGAGATAACCACATCTGTTGGGAATGGGAATACATTTTGTGCAAATGTTCCATTAACAGTTAATACTGTAGATGCTGGCATAACCTTTGTTAGATAATCAGTTTGATTACATATAAATAAAACTGAACTAAATTTTCTAGTTCTTCCTCCATGTACTTTACTACTATCTGTCCATTTCTCTGTTTTAGATAATTTTGCTAATACTGCTCCATATTCCTTAGGCATAAATGATGTTAAAACTACTTTAGTTTTATCTGGATAAACTCCTCCAGTTACAGTTACGCCATGAGATACATTTTTGCATAATCCTATAGGTTGATTTTCCCCTGTACCTGCTACTATAGCTTTTTCTAATCCACATAATAAGGCATCTTTTAATACAGTTCTTATGTAAGAATCTAAGAAAGTTGGACCTAAATCTAACATATCTAATGGAATTGCAGCAAATGCACTTAATTTATTTTGAGTTATATCAACAATTTTAAATGCAGATGTTATTTCTTTAGTTATTGTAGAGTTTAATTCACCCCACACTGCTGTATCTATCGTATGATCATTCAGTATCCATTTAGTTAGATATTTACAATAAGTAAAATTAATTTTATCTAATAAAGGATGTTCTTCAACTAACTCTTTAAATACATCTTCGATTATAGTTTCTGGCATAATTCCATCTGGTGTCCCTGGTAAAGCTGCAAATGCCTGTTGTGGGTTTGCAGATTTACTTGCTTCAATAAATTTCTTATAGTAATTTTCTTCTGCTGTTGTTAATTGTCTATATCCTCTTTGAGCTAATATAGATTTATCTTGTGTTATTTGATATTCCAAAAAATCAGCTTTTATATCATCAACTACAGACTCTTGAAATTCTACCCATGCTTGTTTTATTTCTTCTTCATTCCCTCCAGCTAATGCAGCTTGCATTTTAGATGCAACTTCTTGTTGTTTTAATTTCTTATTTCCTAATATTGACATTTCATTTCCTCCTAATTATTCAAATTTTTTATTACATTAAAAAAAGAATCTATTTTAGATTCCTTTGGTTCCTTATCGTCATCATCATCGTTGTTATTATCATTATTATCATCATTATTGTCATTATCATTATCGTCATTGTTATCATCGTTATTGTCGTCATTATCGCCATCTTTATTATCGTCATCATCTTTTTTAGCATTTAATATAAGCTTCATTAATGATTTTTTAACAGATTGACTAACTTTTTCTGCTTCTTTTTCATTTACAATAGCTGTTGAAAATCCCATTTCTAATGCTTCTTGTGGTGTTATCCAAGTCTCATCATCAAGCATCTGTTTTAACTCTTCTTCTGTTATATTTACTTCTTGCATATAAGCATTAACACTGGCCTGAGTTATTTTATCTAAATCATCTGCTTGTTTTCTTAGTTCATTTGCATTTCCACTCGTCCAGCTCCATGCATTATGTATCATAAGCAATGATGCAGTAGACATTATTCTTTCATCTCCTGCCATAAATACTACACTAGCAGCACTACATGCAAAACCATCGCATACAGTTTTTACTTTTGCTTTATGTCGCTTTAATTGATTGTATATAGCCAATCCTTCAGCAACTTCTCCACCATATGAGTTTATATATACATTTATTTTGTCACATTCTAATCCTTCTATCTGTTTAGATAATGTATAACTTGATATATCATTTTCATACCATTCCCAGGATGTTATGTCGCCATAAATTTGTATATCAACTTCATTATTATTTTTAGTCAGTTGAAAATATTTTTTACTTTTCATTTTATTCACCTCCTTTATTTGTCGCCTATTAATCTATTTTCTGCTGTATCATAGTTCTTGGTTATAAAATGTTGTTGACTAAACTTAGTATTAAGCTTATCAAATCCTATTATTTCTCTTACTTCATCAATACAGCATGTTCCAGATGCTATAAGTTTATCTGCTTTTTCTGCTACATCTAAAATATCAATGTGATTAATTGTAGATGTATCTACCTTAACATAATTTCCTTTTGACCACTCTAAATATCCAGGATAAGTTTTTCTTGTAATTTCTTCTGATAGCATTTCTGCTATTGGATCTATACAAAATGTAAGAAATACTTTTACTATTTCATTCATATTTGTAATATTACCTAGCATTAAACTCACTGGTATTTGAAAAGCCTGTGCTACTATTTCAAACATTTCTTTTCTAAGATTTCTAAAATCAGAACTATCTTTATTTGTTGTCGGTGAAATGTCTTGCAAATCATATCCTTTAAATTGTAAATATACAGAATCTTCATTTTGCATAAAACTTTTAAGTTGTTTTTTTATAACCTCTTCATAATTTTCTTGAAAAGTTTTATCTCCAGCTTTAATATTTTCAAATATCATTTTATATTTTGTTCCATTTGACTTCTTATAATTTTTAGCAGCATAACTCATTAATTCTCCATACTGTTCATATAATCCATCAATTAAATTTTTTATATTTGTATTATTAAGCTGCAATCGTAGTACTTCATCACTTTTAAAAATTTTATTTAACTGTAAATTTCCAATTACAATTCCTTTATATAAATTGCCTTTGATTGGGTATTCATCTACTGCATAACTATCTGCACAATATAAATTATTAGGAGTAGCTTCTACTAATAAACTTTCTTTATTATATACCATTTTTTCAATAGCCTTATGTAATAGCTGACTGCTATTTTCATTTACATTAGGGGATATATTGTATGTATAGTATATATCATTTTTAACTTCTTTATTATTTTCATATATTTTTATTTCACATTTACTTAATGCATTAGCAATATATGTTATAGCTGTCTGTATTGCTAATTCTTTATAATATATTTCCTGTACTTTTTCTTCTATTACACTTTCTATTATTTCTCCATTTTCATCTTTAGCATTTCCTAGAAAGTCTTTAAACCATGTTTTTATGCTCACAATTTTCTCACCTCCTTTTAGAATACTAATGGTGACATAAAGAATAATTCTGAATTATCTTCATCCTCTAATGTATCTTGTGCTGCAATCATAGCATGAACAAACGCCATAAATCCATCTGTTTTTCTGCTTTTAGGTTCTATCTTGTCATATATATAATTTCCTAAAGTCTTACCTGTCAGCTTAGTATTATTGGTGAACCACCTCATAAGGGGATTATCTCCCCATACTATCTGATGATTATTAAATAAACTATCTATTACCGGTACTATTTTCATAATGTCAGAAGGTCTAATTATCCTTACTTGTTCTTTTTCCGATACATCTATTCCAATATTCTTCATAGATTTATTTAGTAATGCAAGTCTAAAGTTATCTACACCTAATTTAACAAAATTATATTTAGTTAACTGTTCCTGTATCCATTCCGTAGCCGTATCTGGATTAATTTCAATATCGTTGACTATTGTTAATAATCCTTTCTTTTCCCATTCTTCCAAAGGGGCCTTTATTCTATCTTTATCTCTAGAATTAGTACAAAACCAACTATGAGTTATCCAATAATATACTCCTCCTTTTAAGAAAAGTAACCCTACAGTCATCATATCATTAACTTTCGTATAATCTATCCCTACAGCACAACTTGCCCCTTCTAAATCTGGTATTTCTTTATTTGTTGCTAATATATTTTCCCATGTAGTTACTTCAATGTCTTTACTCCCTTTTGGGATATTCATTCTCTTAGTCATAAAAGCACTATTTACATAAGGATTTATTTTATAATCTGCATATTCCTTTTTCATTTGCTCCATAAGTGAAGGTCTATAAGGTAAACTTGGATTTGCTTTTGCCCAATTATCTGGATTATGTACTTCGTCTTCATTGTCTAATCGGCAAATAAAAGGTAGAAATCCATTGTCCTCGACTTCTCCATTTAGGATTAACATTGCTTTTTCTAATAGATTATCTAATGGACCCTCTCTTACATCTCCATTAGTTGTTATATATGTTCTTCGTGGATGGTCTTTTTTCCCTAAACCTGTTGTAAATACATTTATATTCTCCCAGTTTTGGTATGCATGTATTTCATCAAAGTCAACTTTCCCACTTCTTAGACCGTCTTTTCCTTTTGGATTATTAGTTCTAAATTTAATTCTGCTTTTAGTCTTAAGATTTATAATTTCTTCTTTATTCCAGTAGAAATGTTTTTTCATTTTTTTTGTATGTTTTGGATCTTCTAATATATTATAAATATCCATAAAAGTTGTTTTAGCTTGGTCCTCACTGTTAGCAGAAATATCTATATCATAGTTTTTTATTCCGTGGGCAGGAGTTACTAAGCAGAAGTCCTCAAATCCTAAGTATGCATTTTTACCTGAACCACGGCCAACTAAAATAAATAAATCCGCAAATCTTGGTAATCCATTTTCTTTAAACACACAATTATGTAATACAAAGCAAAATTTTTCCCATGGGAATAAATCAAACGAAAAATACTTTTGGTACGAAAAATATTTTTCTACTTTCTCCTCATCTATAATTAGATTCTCCGTATCAAATATATTTTTTATAAATCTTGATAATAACTTTTGTTCTTTACAAACAGGAAATACTTCATTATCAATAATATCTAAGTATTCTTGGATATATTTGTTATAAGTCATCATCATCACCACTGTCTGCTACAGTAGCTTTAATTCCTAATTCATTTAAAAGTTTTAGCATTTGTGCATTAGTTTTATTAAGTTCAGCTATGCTATCATTTTTCTTGTATCCACTTTGCCCACCACCATTATTCCACTTAATGCTAACCCCTCTTGCTTTAATATCATCTATTAGCAAATTTTTTACAATCCAGAGGGACATATAATCTTCTACTAAATCTTTAAATTGTTGTCCATAAGTAAAATTTCTTTCTAATTGGTCCAGTAAATCTTCTCTAATTTTTTCATATTTTTCACTTTCTCTTAATTCTTTTACTGCTTTTCTTTCTCTTGCCATATATGTTCACCTCCTTCATATTTTAATACCCCCCTCACATGAGAAGTAGAAATTTCTGTTTTGTCTACTCCCCCCTCCG